GCCTGCGCGCCTGGTGGGTGATCACCCCGCGCCAGCTCGCGCGCGCGCTGCGCCGCCGTGGCGCCGTGCCCGTGCTTCCCGTCACCTCGCTTCCCCCCAGCCACACAGGAGCCTGAGCCATGGGTGCGCTCTTCTCTCCGCCAAAGCCAAAGGGGCCGGACCCCAGCCTGATCGCGGCGCAGAAGCAGCAGCTGGAAGACGAGCGCAAGCGCCGCGAGCAGCTCGAGGCCGAGAAACAAAGCCGCCTGCGCGCCATGCTCGGCCGCAGCATGGGGCGCGTCAGCCTGCTCGGCGGCCCCGAATACGGCGTGCCCAACACCGATGGTGCGGAGAAGCTGGGATGAGCGCGCGTCTTCCCCCGCTGACCGAAGCCGAGGCCAAGGCGCTGCTCAAGCGCTCCAAGGCCGCCTTCGCGCGGCTCGACCGCTACATGGCAACGTTCCGCGACATCGTTGAACTCTGCATGCCGCAGCGCGATGCCATCACCGGCAAGGCCGAGGGCCAGGAACGCAACACCGCCATCTATGACTCAACCGCGTGCTACGGCACCAGCCGCTTCGCCAACCGCGTGGTGCAGGCCATGTTCCCGGCGCAGGAGCGGTGGGCGGAGCTGCGCCTTTCCGCACCGGAACTCGACGAGGCTGATGAGGCTGACCGCGAGGCGCTGCAGATCCGCCTGGAGGCGGTCAACCGGCTCATCTTCCAAGCCATCCGCGAGAGCAACTTCGACCTCGCGATCGTCGAGGCCGCGCACGACTTGGCCGCCGGCACGATGGCGCTGCTGGTTGAACCCGGCCGCGCCGCCGGCGGCTGGGGTGCTGCGTCCTTGCGTTTCCAGGCCGTGCCGATCGGCGCGGTGGCGATCGAGGACGGCCCTTTCGGCACCGTCGGCGCCGCGTTCCACAAGCAGCGCCTGGCCGCGCGGCTGATCCGCCCCACCTGGCCCGATGCGGAGCTCGACGCCGACCTTGCCCGCAAGGTCGAGCAGCGCCCCGACGACGAGGTCGAATTGCTGCACGCCACCGCCTACGACTACGACCGCCAGGCGTGGCGCATCGCCGTGCTGCACAAGACGCACGTCGTTGTCGACCGTGCGGCGCGCGCCTGCCCGTGGATCATCGTGCGATGGATGAGGACACCCGGCCAGGTTTACGGCTACGGGCCGCTGACCATGGCGCTGCCCGACATCCGCACGCTCAACAAGGCCAAGGAACTGACCCTGCAGAACGCGGCGCTGAACGTCGCCGGCGTGCACACGGCGGTGGACGACGGCGTGCTGAACCCGCTGACCATCCGCTTGACACCCGGCGCCATCATCCCGGTCGCGTCGAATGGCGGGCCGCGCGGGCCGTCGCTTGCGCCGCTGCCGCGCTCGGGCAGTTTCGACCTCAGCCAGATCGTGATCGAGGAGCTGCGCCGCGACATCCGCGCCGCGCTGTTCGACATCCCGCTGCCCGATCAGATCAGGTCAAACGTCTCGGCAACCGAAATCGAACAGCGCATGGCCGAATACAACCGCCAGACCGGCGCTTTCGGCCGGCTCTACATCGACGGCACGCGGCCGCTGATCCACCGCATCGTCGACATCCTGGACGACGAGGGCGTGCTGCCCGGCGTGTTCGACCTGCTGCGCGACGACAGCATCCGCGCCGTGCCGACCTCGCCGCTGGCGGTGATGATGGACATGGCCGAGGTGCAGACCATCGCCCGTTATGTCCAGATCGGCGCGGCCTTCGAGGCCTTCGATCCCGGCTTCATCCGCCGCGGCATCTCGACCGAGCGGCTGGCGAGCTGGCTCGCCGAGCGGCTTTCGGTGCCCGCCGTGCTGCGCATCACGGAGGCCGAGCGCAGGGCGCAGGCGCAGCAGGCGCAACAGATGCAGATGCTGGAGATGGCCGCCAAGAGCCCGGCCGTGGCGCGCGTGGCTGACAACCTCACCGATCCGCGCACGCTCGCGCGGCAGCCCACGGCGGGGTCGGCATGAACGCCACCCACGCTGACGCTGCGCGCGCCTGGCAGCAGCAGCGCGAGGATTACGAGAGCCTGGTGCGCGCCGTGTTCACCACGCCCGCCGGGCAGGCGCTGCTGCTGCACTGGAAGTTCAATCTGCTGCAAGCGCCGACCTGGCAGCCGGGCGACGACCTCGCCACCGCCGCCTTCACGGAGGGCCGCAAGGCTTTCGTGCGCGCCATTGACGCCATTGTCACACCGCAGAGGCCCCTATGACCACGACCACCACGACTGACGTCGAACAGGCCAGCGCGCCCGCTGGCCTGCTTGATCTCGCCCCCGCAACCGACGTGCCGCCACCGCCGCCCGTCGGCCACCCGCTCGCAAACGGCGCGACGGAGATCAAACCGACCGACAGCAAGCAGCCGGCGCCCAAACAAACCGCGCAGCGTCCCGAAGGCCTGCCCGATCAGTTCTGGGACGCCGAGAAGGGCGAGGTGCGGCTGGCCGAGCTGATCAAGAGCCAGGCCGATCTTCGCCGTATCGTCAGCCGCGGCGAGCACAAGCCGCCGCCGACGCCGGACGACTACAAGCTGCCGACCGGTGACACCATCCCCGCGGACCTGATCAAGCCCGACGATCCGTTGTGGAAGGCAACCTGCGCCGCCGCGCACGCGCGCGGTTTCAGCCAGGCCGACCTTGAAGCGCTGGCCAAGCCCTTCCTGGAGACGCTGGCGCAGCTGACCAAGGATGCGCGGCCGCTGAGCCCCGAGGAAGCCAAGGCGGCGCAGGAACAGGCCATGGCGGCGGAGATGGCCAAGCTCGGCGCGCAAGGCCCAGCCATGGTGCGCGGCGTCGATACCTGGCTGAAAGGGCTGGCCGCCAAACAGGTGTTGACCGCTGATGAACTTGCCGCGCTGCGCAGCGTCGGCACAGCCGATGGCGTGCGCGCGCTTGCCAAGCTGCGCGAGCTCGCGGGCGAGCGGTCGCTCGGCATCAACGCTGGCGTCGCGCCCGAGATCGGCAGCGAAGAGGAAGCGCGCGCGCTGCTGCGCCAGGGCTTCGCCGCTGGCGGCGAGCAGACCGAGGAAGGCCGCGCCCTCTTGGAAAAGGGCCGCGAGATGCTGCGCCGGCTGGAAGCGGCCGGCGTGAAGCTCGGCACCGTGCGGCAGCCGCGGTGATATACCGCGGTGCTATGACAAAATGGCTTGACAACCGCCGGTCGTTATGACTAGACCCGAGTCGGCCGCGCCAGCGGCCATCCTGCTGGTCTCTTCTTTCCTCATCACACTTGGGGCCGGCGCTGCTCCTCCGGCGCCGGCCCGTTCCAGCGGATGGCGCCGGGCCCGGCCGACCCCGCGGACAGACGCGGCCGTGCCGGCGGCGACCGGAAGCGGACGACCCCGCAGCCTGAGGCCTATCGGCCGACCAGACGGCCGACCCTCGCGGCCAGGGCCTATCGCACCGCGTGAACCCACCCACGCAAGCGAGAGGACCGAATGTCCGTTCAGCTTTCCCAGATCGCTCAAATCGAGTTCGATGAGCAGATCAAGGCGGCCTACCAGGAGGCCGGCGTGTTGCGCCCGCACGTGCGCGTGCGCACGGGCGTCGTCGGCAACACCTGCGAGTTCCGCCGCTACCTGCGCGGGGTCGCCACGCCGCGCGTGCCGCAGACCGACGTCGTGCCCATGAACATCGCCTATGCCAGGCGGCAGGCAGTGCTGACCGACTGGAACGCAGCCGAATACACCGACGTCTTCGACCAGGCGTCCACCAACGTGGACGAAAAGCCCATTGTCGCGGCAAACATCGCCGCCGCCATCGGCCGGCGCGAGGATCAGATGATCCTCGACGCGCTGGATGCCGCCAACCCCACTGTCAACATCGACACGAACGTTGGCGGCAACAACAGCGGCATGAACCTGGCCAAGCTGCGGCGCGCCAAGCGCTTCCTTGACGACCGCGCGGTGCCGCAAGGCATGCGCTGCCTGGTGCACTCGGCGGAGGCGCTGGAGCAACTGCTGAGCCTGCCGGAGGTGACAAGCTCGGACTACAACACGATCCGCGCGCTCGTGAATGGCGAGCTCAACACCTACATGGGCTTCACGCTCGCCATGATCGAAGCGCGCGAGGAGGGCGGCCTGCCGAGGACCGGCGTGCTGCGCACCAGCTTCGCCTTCGACAAGATGGCCATCGGCCTTGCCATCGGCATCGACTACCGCAACGAGGTCTATTACATCCCCGAGAAGACCTCTTGGCTCGCGAACGGGCTGTTCAAGGCCGGCGCGGTGTCGATCGACGACCTTGGCGTGGTCGAGATTCAGCACACCGAAGCCTGAGGAGGGGACTGATGCCGTTCATCCGAGCCAACTTCCAGCCGATCGGCGGGTCCCGCCCCGGCATCGGCGGCGCGCCCATGGCGTGGAGCTACAAGACCAACGACCCCATGACGACGGTGCGCGCCGTCGGCTACTTCAACGAGGTGCGCCACCTGCTGAACGTCGGCGACGAAATCAGGGTCGCCATCGTCACCAACCTCAATCAGCCCAACGAGGCGCTCTCCTCGGTGGTGCGCTGCGCGGTGATCACCAAGACCCCCACATCGGTCGACGTGACCGACGGGGTCGCCGAGCCGATCACCAACACCTGATCGGCGTATGGGCGGGAGCTTCGGCTCCCGCCCAGTTGTCGCGGAGGCGCGCATGGCACAGCAACGCCCCACCACGCAGCCCGGCGCCGCCGCCGCCCCGCAGCCGTTTGCATCCGCAATCGAGGCGCTGCGCTGGGCCTTCGCCGCCGTGCCGCGCCGTCACAATACCCAACCGCGCCCGTGCCGGCCCGTGGACGTGCTGCGCGCGGTCAAGGACGCAAACACCGCATGCGGCTTCGCCAGACCCGAGCGGCTGCTGATCCTGCGCGCGGCCTTCGGCCGGCTGAACAGCCGTGAGGCGGCCTCGCCCGCGTGGCTGCACGTGCAGCACCGCCTGACCCAACACCTCGCAGCCCGAGGCCTGGTGCGCGCCGCATGAACCACTCTCCCCACCCCAACGCGCACAGCCTGGGCCAGACCATCCGCGAGTGGGCCCCGGTGGCCGTGATCCTGCTGGGCGGGATCGCCACCTGGTTCAGCCTGGCCGCCAAGGTCGACAGGCTCGACCTGCAGCACGCCGAATGGCGGCAGCAGCACCTGGCCGCGGTCACGCAGTTGAGCACCAGGCTCGAACAAGAGCAGGCTCACCTGCGCGCGCTGACCGTAGACGTCGCGCGGCTCGCCACGCTCACCGAAGCCATCCGCGAGGAGCTGCGCCGCCAAGGCGCGCGCCAGGACCGCCTCGACCAAGAGCGCGGCCAAGCGCCGCGCGAGCGCTGATGTCGGAAACCGACATCAGCATTTGCGCCGCCGCCCTCAGCCTGATCGGCGTCGAGCCCATCACCTCCTTCGACGAGGGCACGCCCGCCGCCGCCGCCTGCGCGCGCCTCTATCCAGGGCTGCGCGCCAACCTCATGTCGATGCACACATGGAACTTCGCCATCACGGTGGCCGAGCTGGCGCGGC